TTCACTGGTAAGAATAAATGGGACACAGCATTTGGTGTTGCTGCCATGGCAGGACTCTTTGGTTCTGTACGTGACAACGAACATCAAGATGATAACCTCATGGAACTTCCTTCACAGGAAGGTTCAGAGGGAATCAAGTCCCTTATTCAGCAGTTGATTACTTGGTCTCCTGAAACTAAGGGTAAAACAGACTGCGTGATGGCACTTTGGTTCTGTGAACTAAGAGCACGTGAAGTAATTAACGTAACTCGCAGTGGTACTACATATAGTGCGAACCGATGGGCTACAAAGAGACAAGTAAAATCTCGTTACATTGTGAATGTAAACGAGTACGAGTTTGGTGAATACGAAGAGGAATAGGATTACAATGGCATTAGATATTGCTGGAGTAGCACGTCGCTTTGAGGCGATGAAAGAACGCGCCCGCGAACGTGATAACCGCATGTCCAATGTACTTGCAGTTCGCAAGGGTCAATTAGGAACTCTGTTCTCAGACTTCTTCCCAGAAGATATGCCAGTCTCAATGACTGCTAACTTCATTGACGTAGCAGCACGTGACCTCTCTGAGGTACTTGCTCCTCTTCCTTCATTCAACTGCCCTGCAGCCAAGACCAACAATGACGCTTCACGCGCATTTGCTGACAAGCGTACAATGATTGCTAACTGCTATGTCACAATGTCACGTCTGCAGTCACAGATGTACCCTGGTTCAGACCAGTGGTTCTCTTATGGCTTCCTTCCAATCCACGTAGAGCCTGACTTCGAGACTAAGATGCCACGCATCCGTATCGAAGACCCAATTGGCGCATACCCAGAGTTTGACCGTTTTGGTCGTTGCATCGCTTATGCAAAGCGTTACAACAAGACACTCGGTGAACTTGTCAACGACTACCCAGAATATGCATTGCAACTGCTTGGTCAGTTTGGATATGACCAGAACATGCTACAGGATGTAGAAGTTGTTCGCTACATGGACAAGGACCAGATTGTTCTCTTTGTTCCAACTCGTAAAAATCTAGTTTTATCACGCGCTAAGAACCTCATGGGCAAGATGACTGTGGTAGTTGCACAGCGTCCTTCCCTGGATGGTGAAGCACGTGGCCAGTTTGATGATGTTCTTTACGTACAACTAGCACGTTCCCGCTTTGCAAACCTTGCAATGGAACTTGCTGAAAAGTCAATTCAAGCACCTCTCGTTGTTCCTAACGATGTTCTTGATATGCCAATGGGTCCAGATGCGATTATTCGTACAGACCAACCACAAGGTGTCGGGCGTGTCCGTTTGGACGTTCCCGCTGCTGCTTTCCAGGAGCAATCAGCACTCCAATCCGAACTTAGACTCGGTGCTCGCTATCCAGAAGGCAGAACAGGTAACATCGACGCCAGTATTATTACTGGTCAAGGTGTACAAGCACTACTTGGTGCATTCGATTCTCAGATTAAGGCAGGTCAAACTGTCCTTGCTGAGGCTCTCGAAGATGTACTCAAGTTGTGCTTCGAAATGGATGAACTCCTATTCGATGAAAAGAAGAATATCAAAGGACTTGCACAAGGCACTCCTTATGAGATAACATATAAGCCAAGCAAGGATATTAAGGGCGACACTTCTATTGAAGTGCGCTACGGCTTGATGGCTGGTTTAGACCCTTCTCGCGCTTTGATTTTCTCACTTCAATCACTTGGTGCAGACCTTGTATCGAAGAGTTTCATTCGTAATGAACTTCCATGGAATATTAACGTATCCATTGAAGAACAGAACATCGAAGTTGAAAAGATGAGAGAGAACTTGCTTGCCTCTATCACCGCGACAGCGCAGGCAATCCCTGCTATGACTGCTCAAGGTGCAGACCCAAGCAAGTTAATTCAAAATATTGCTGACGTTATCAAGCGTCGGCGTGACGGGGAATCACTCGAGAATGCTGCCCTTGCTGTATTTACTCCACAAGAGCAACCACAGCAGCAGGAGCAGCCAGAGATGGCCCCACCAGGCACACAAGGCCCAGTTGAGAATGCGCCCCCGTCCCCAGCAACTCCTGGACAACCTTCTGGTGGGGTCCCTCAACAACCTCAAGCCCCAATGGGACTAGAGCAAATATTAGGCGGATTACAGTAATCAAATAGGGGACGGACAATGACTGTATTAGTTGGATTCCAAGGTAATGGTTTCTCCATTATTGGTGCGGACTCACGTGCGACAGAGGAATCTGGCGATATGTTTGTTCTTGCAAATCCCAAAGTAACATGGGATGAAGAAGAGGATTACCTCTTCGCAATCTGCGGTGCTACACGTGGTGGTAACTTGCTACAGCAAGGATGGATACCACCTCAACCGCCAGGATTTACGACTGTCGAGAAGTTAGACCAGTTCATGACTCAGTTGTTTATCCCACAACTTCGTGACCACTTCATTGAAGGTGGATACGATGCTAAGTGGGAAGGCGAAGCAGCATGGATGGATTCAGGCTTTCTTGTATCAGTTCAAGGAATTATATATCCTATTGCATCCGATTATGGATGGGATAGAGATATTCGTAATATCTATACCGCTGGAAGCGGTGGGCCAATCGCACTAGGTGCGGCAGTAGCACTTGGTATTGATAAGTGCAAAGATGACCCAAAGAAGGCTAAGGCAATTATCAAGAAATCAATTGAGGTTGCTTGCCAGTGGAACGCATATTGCGCACCACCGATTGTTATTGAAACACAGTTTACTAACTAGGAGTACAAATGTCAAATATTGCGCCTGTATCTGGTGTTGGCAAGGGAGCCAAGCGCGTAGACCGTGGCATGGCTCAACGCGTTCAGCGTAATGCTCGTCTCGACAAGGCTACAGGTGGCAATTATGGTGCTCGTACAGCGATTGCAGAGACAGCAAATGCTGCTCCAATGCCAATCACTGCATCAGCAGAGAGTGCTCAACCAGCACCGCGTATGGCATCACTTCCTAATGTAGACATTTTTGCTCCTGGTTCACAGGGTACACCTCTATCAGATGGTGCTCCTGGAGGCCCAGGTCGCGATTCAAGCATTCTTCGTACTCCAGTTGCATCACCAGACAATGGTTCTGCACTTGCACGTGCTCTTCTCCTTGCTAATCCTGAGAATGCTCAGTTGGCAATGATTGTAGAAGCATTCAACGAAGAGGGTAAGTAGTGGCAGAAAACCAATACTTAACTCCTGCGCAAAAACTTCTGCAGCAGAACAATCGGGATGCGATGAAACGCAATGTACAAATTGCGTACAGCAATCTTACTCCTGATAAGTTAACTAACTTTAACGACATTTCGCTTAAGTATCCAGGTATGAGTAAGGACTTGGTTATGGCGATGGTCAATTCTGGGCTCAACTCAAGCACGCCTGGAATCGACAAGATTACATCTTATGATGGTATTGCACAGTTAAAGCGTGATGCTCGCAACGTTGATAACATTAAGGCAACTGTTGAGAAGAAGCGTGGCTTTATTGGCGAGATTTCTGATGCAGTCAAGAACGTTGTATGGGACCCATTCAAGGGTGTATCTCGCGTAGGCTTTGCTGGCCTTCGTTCTATCTATGACTTTGCAACAGTCATGACACGTGACCTTACACAGGGTGTACCAACACAGCAACTCATCAAGGACTTTACACAAGGTATTGCTGGTGAGTCTACTCAACTTGGACAACTTGTACGTAACTGGTCTAACCAGGGTTCAGGATTCTTCATTACACCTGAGACCAAGGTAGGTAAAGCACAGGCTAAGGCCATGGGTGCTTACGGTAAGATTTACGGCGAATCATTTACAATTGGCCGTTACACAGCAAAGTCTCTTGGTCAAGGACCAGATACAACTGCTTATAAGATTATGTCAGGTCTTGTAGACGCGACACTTAACATCGCTCTCGACCCAACAACATACCTCGGTCCTGGTGCTGCCACAAAGGTACTTGGCAAGGGCAAGCAGTTCACAAAGATGAAGGATGCTGTCCGTGCTGGTGGCTTTAAGCCAAACTCAGAGATTATCGATGAGGTTACTAAACTTGCAGAAGAGTCAGATTTGCTCTCTCCTGCTGTACGCAAGCGTACTGCTAACCGCTACAACAAGAAGGTTCTTGAAGCGCAAGAGCAGAATGCTCACATTGTCCGTGCAGAAGCACGTAATGCTAAGAAACTTCTTGCCACAGAAGAGCAGGTCTACTTCGGTGCTGGCGTAGATAATGCTACACTAGACCCAGCAAACGTTGCTAACTGGTTTGTAACACACCCAAAGGTGGCATCTGGTGAGATGACATCTGCAGTTGATAAACTCTCTGCAGACTTTACTAACACAGGTGGATTCTTTGACGGATGGTTCCTCTTTGACGAGATTCCAGAGGCTGGAAAGATTTCAGTTGGTGTACATAAGTTAGATGAGTTCGTAGTTACTGGAAAAGAAAACTACAAGTTCAAACTATACGACTTAGCAGATGACTTTGCTGATGCTCCTAAGAATGTACGCGATGCAGAGATTGCAAAGCGCGCTAGCCTAATGGCACGTATTGAAGAGACTGCTGCAGATTTCACACAGTCTCCTGCTACACGTCAGGCTATGGATGACCTATACCGTGGTCTTTCAGATGAAGGTAAGTCATTCGACGGTTTCATGTTCAAGGGCTACGTAGAAGATTCTATGGTTCCTATGGCAGAACTTATTGCCAAGGCATCACAATTCAAGAACCCAGAAGCAATGTCAGTGCTCAACGACATGATTAACGAAATCTGGAAGGTAGATGGCTTTGCGAATGTTCGCGCTATCTACGGCGAAACAGGTGGATTTAGCATTGTGAACAAGGGCGTTGACAAGATTAGTGCTCGCCCAGCACAGGTTGCTATGGCCGCTGCAGAGGTTGCAGACCCAACTAACCTTGGCCCTAATATGCTCAAGTTCTTGGGCTCACTTGAAGAGCCAACTGTCAAGTTGGAGCGTACACGTGCTGCTGCTGCTCGCGCAGAGCAGACACTCAAGGATTATGACCAGACAACTAAGGAAGTATCGCTCTGGCGTGAACTTGTCGACAATGACCCAGAATTGCTACAGAAGGTTCTCAACGACCCAGATAGCGTAGGACTAGACAAGTTCCTCAACCTTAAGGTGAACAAGGAAGATACAGTAATTGAGTATCTCCGTCATCAGGTAGGTTTGACAGAAGAATACGCTGGCGAACTAGGTACAGACTTTAGCAAGCCATTGCAGTATCTTCTTGGACGTAACTTCCAGGAGATTGCAAAGGTTATCGCTGACGAGACAGATGCCTACAAGATTCACAACTATTTTGGCAAGAAACTTGATGCAGATATGGTCAAGAATCTTACAGATGCAAAGAGTGCTGATGACGTCTTTAAGGCATTCCTCACACACCTTGGTGCTGAGAATACAGACCCTAACATCTTCCGCTCTATGTCACTACGTGCTCAGGCTGGTAAGTTAACTGCTAACCCACTAGGTCGCCTTGTTGACCCAGTAAGCCTTGTGCCATTTAAGATGGCAGAGACACTTGAGCGTAGTTACAACCGATTCTTTGTACGTTCTACTGCTCTCAACCTTGGCGATACCACTGGTCTTGTCAATGGCGTTGAAAACTGGATTTCTTCTACTGGCGTAAAGGCTTCTATTGGCAAGGGCGCACAGGAGAAACTGATTCAGGACACATCACGTGCTCTATTTAATGCTGGAAGCAATCAGGAACGTGCTGCAATCGTAGAAGGCATGACAGTTCAACTCAACGAGTTGATTGGCAAGCGTCTTGGCCTTGATGGAGATGACCTCAAGACACTTAAGGATTCTGTCCGCTTAAGTAACACAGATAAGAACATTAAGACTTCATACTCTGTAAACCACATTGCAGAAGATACTGTGCCTGCAGTTATATTCAATGGCACAGAGTCTGTTCCTCTTCCTAGTGCTATGCATGAGTTCCAGTTGCTTAACAACTTTGTGTATCTTCCAGATACTAAAGAAGTAGCACGAACAATCATGAACTTTGAGAAGAACAAGATTATCCACGGTGCTAAGGCTGCCAAGGTTCTTGCAGAAGAAGCAGGCGATGTATGGCGTACAGCACAGTTGGTATTCCGTGTCTCTTATGTCCTACGTAACATTGCAGAAATGCAGATGCGTCAGTTCCTCTCTGGTCACGCTAACGTTCTTAGCCACCCACTACAGTTTACTGCAATGGTAATGGCTAACCCTAACGGTAACGCTGTACAGAAGTTGGCTGCTCGCTCTGCTCGCTATCAGACAGACCTCACAGGTACTGCATTCAAGTCAGACGAGGCAGAGGGTGAGTTCCTTGAGGCATGGCGTGAAGCGCAGACTTTCTACCATCGTTCTGAGTCAGTATCTGACTACCGCATTAACAAGAACTCTGAAATCTTTAAGTACTACCGAGTAACTGGTCCAGAGAGCGACGACTACTTTAAGGGTCTTGCATTTACACTGAACCGCTTTGCTAGCGATAGACTTAACCCAGATATTGCTAAGTTGGTCATCAACAATGCAGACGAACCAACAAAGCGTGCATTTGTAGATGGACTTATCAAGAACTACGATAAGCCAGATAACATTATTCGTGAGTACGTCACTGGTGCTTTTGAGAAGAACCCATCTATCAAGCAGATTTTCCTCAAGAACCCAGAACTATCTGGTGCTGCTGATAACATTGACGCCAATAAGGTGTACACATTCTTCTTTGATGAAGCACAGGAGCACACACTTGCCTCACAGATTCGCTCTGTAGCAGGTACAGGTCCACGTTCACACGTTGTTCTTGACATTATTGCCAATGGCCGTGCATCATTTACTGATGACTCAGGCAAACTTGTCACAATTTCTACACCATGGCTTGATGGCCCTAAGACATCACGCGAACTTGTAGCACTTGAGAAGAAGTTTGAAGCGCAACTTAAGAACGTATTCAAGCCAGAAGACCTAGTTAACTCACGCGTGCTTACAGCACGTGAAGTAACAAGCGGTGTTGGTGGCACAAAGGCCATCACACAGGCTGTAGATAAGTTCTTTGAGTTTGCAACACGTCTTGAGTCTAAGATGAACTTTGGACCTGAGTACACAATGGCTTATTGGGACCATGTTGGTAAGTATGCTCGCATGCTTTCAACAGAAGACCTCAAGTATGTACAGCGTACTGCTCAGCAGAACCTTGCTCCAATCAGCAAGCAGGTCAATGGACGTGTTATTACTGTAGGTCGCAAGCATGCGACACTTCGTGTAATTGAAACTGAACTTAAGAAGCGTCTTAAGAACCCAGAGTACGGTGCTGGCTCCACAACTAAGTGGCAAACTATCCACCAGATGTCTGCACGTGAGGCTTCTAAGTACACCAAGGACTTGTTCTACGATGCTGCAAAGCAGCGTCAGTGGGCTAATGCATGGCGTTTGGTTGCACCATTCGCACAGGCACAGGCTAACACAGTTTCCACATGGAATAAGTTATTCTGGGGCAACCCACTACCAGCATACAAGTTCGGTAAGGCTTACAGCGCTGCCACACAAGAGGGCAGTAACGTAGTCTATGACGTTGCTGGTATGGCATATGATGACAACCAGGGATTTATCTACCGTGACCAGGCAACTGGTGAAGAGCGCTTCAAGATGCCACTTGTTGGTAACTTGATTGGTGCTCTTGCGGGTAAGAATATCGATGCTGCATCTGCTATGCAGATTACAGCGCCAGTGCAGTCACTTAACCTTGCATTTGGTCAGGTGAACCCACTGGTTCCTGGTATCGGTCCTGCTGGACAGGCTATGTTTGCTGTTACTGGCTCTAATGCCAAGTTTGGCCCTGTATACGAAGTACTTCGTGACATCGTTACACCTTTTGGACAGCCAACGAAACTTGGAGACATCGTGTTTCCATCTTGGCTTAATAAGATGGTTGCATTTGGCACAGCAGATACCGCCTCAGTAGAGCGTGGTGTCAAGGATTGGGCTGCACAGTTGGCATCTACTGGCAAGTATGGAGATAACCCATTTGCTAACGATGCAGAACGTACACGTCTATTCAACGATGCACGTGCTATGTCTAAGTCAGTAGGTTTGCTTACAGCATTCTTCCAGAGCATTTCTCCTGCAACTCCATCAGATGAGGTTGTAGCGAAGATTAAGGACCCAAAGAACAAGGTCCAGTTCATGACAATGACAATGCTCTATGATGCATGGGATAAGATTTCTAAGTCTAACCCTGGTGATTACGGCAAGTCTGTTATGCAGTTTGCAGAGCAGTTTGGTGCTAATAACCTCATGATTGCTCTTGGTGGCACAACATCTGCTGTACGTGGTACAGACGATGCTTGGAACTTCCTTAACAACAATCCTGGCGCTGCAGATAAGTTTGCTCGTAACCCAGGTGACGTAGTTCCTTACTTCTTTCCAGGTGGTAACTTCTCATTGAAGTACAACAACTGGCAGAGAAAGACTGGTGCTCGTCGTGCTCTAAGCACTAATGAGTTGGCTAATGAGGCAGAAGGCATGATTTATGCCATGCTCAAGGACCAGATTGAAGAAGAGCAGATTGCTGGCGGATACTCAGACTTCTGGTATCAGTCAAAGATTGCCGAACTCGATAAGAACTTCGGTGGTCGTCCTGCTGACTTCATTACAACTAACATTGGTACAGAGAAGATTGGTCGTATTGGGGAAGCACTACAAGACCCAGCGCTCAAGCAATCACCAGTGTACGAAGAGACAGCACAGTTCTTTGAGAAGTTCACTGAGTTCCAGGGTGTCCTTAACGAGATTGGCGTATCTAACTATGCCTCACTTAAGGGCTCAAATGGATACGCAACTATGGCAAGAGATGAACTTATCACACTTGCTGAAACATTAATGGCACAGAATCCTGCATTCTCACGTATGTACTACGGAGTATTTGCAAGTCAGTTGGAAGGTTAAAATGACTACACCACGATACACATCTGCTGATGCAGCGAGAGCGGCTAACACCGCTACTTCATTTGCGCCTGTTTCTAGTCCTGCATATGCAGCACCAGTTAACCCATGGTCAAGCCTTGAGAACCCTGGCGTACAGAACTATATCAAGTTCGTACAGACACAGGACCCAGTTCTTAAGAGCAAGTACTTTGCTTCAATCATGGGTAACTGGAGCAACACTCCTTCGCCTACTGGCAAAGGCTCTATGAGCACATATGTTCAGGAGTTGCTACGCTCTACAGGATACTCTAAGGGTAAGGTTCCAGTAGGAACCTATGATTCAGCAGATACATCTGGCCTTGATAAGGCTCTACAGGATGCCATCAAGAACGGTTCTGACCCACTTGCATGGCTCCAAACAGTATCACAACTTGGTGGTATTGGCGGTGGCACTGCTAAGAAGCAACCTGATACTACACCTAAGTACAACAAGCAAATCTCAACTGCTCTGCAGATGAAGGATTTCAGCGATTCTAAGCAGGCTCTAAATGACGCCTACTTCCAGGCTTACGGTATGTATCCTACAAAGGAAGTTATCGAGAAGTTTGGTAACGCATTCAACGCTGAGTTACAGCGTCAAACTAAGTCTACTACGACTACAACTAAGACTACCTTCAAGAAGGTTATTGACCCTAAGACAGGTAAGCAGTTGCGTGATGCTGAGGGAATCCTCCAGTATGAGGCTACTAACGACACTAAGAGCATGACTCCTGGTGAAGGCTTTACCCAGGATGAACAGTCACAGTTCTTGGCTACATACCTCTCAGGACAGTTCCCAGACTTGGGAACACCAGAGCAGATTGGTGGAGCAGCAAAGACTATCTACGATGATATCGCTGCTACATACAAGAACAACTATCAGACTCCTCCAGATATGAAGACAGTTGCTCCTATCCTACAGCAGGTTATTGGTAGCGCTGATGCAAACACAGCGAAGACAATTCTTGACAAGAAGAAGGCTGAGATTCGTGAAGTTGCTGCGACTAAGTATATGGGTATTGCTGATTATGTACGCGCTGGCGAAGATGCTAACAAGTATGTAGAGCCACTCATCAACGCAGCATCCCAGTTCTTTGAGACACCAGTAACTGCAGATGACTCATTTTTGAAGATGGCACTTAACTATCAGGCTCCTGATAAGTCATACCGTCTTATGAACGACTACGAAATACAGAAGGCTATGCAGGCAGACCCACGCTACGGAAAGACTGCTAAAGCGAAAAATGAAGCAATTAACATTGCTCAGGCACTTATGGATAGGTTGAAATAATGGCAATAGCACCAGAAGAAGGAATGACGGCTGCCGAGAATAAGGCTGCTAATGCAGCAGTAAACAAAGCACGTGTTACTAATTCTGCTCCTGCTACTCCTGCCGTGAATACCACTGATGCTTTGAGAAAACTCACTGGTGGTCAGACATTGACAGCAGCAGAACGCGCTGCTCTTGGTCTAGCACCAGCACCTGTCCCAACACAAACTGGTGGTTCTACACCAGGCGGTGCTGGAACTGGCACAACAACATTTACACCTGCTGGTACATCTGCTGGATTTGAACTCATTGGCGATGGAAAGATGCGCCGTGAGAAGATTGCAGATGGCAAGGGTGGCTTCTACTATGGAACACCAGTGGCTAACCCAGACTACAAGGACCCAAATGCAGGCGCTGACAGCGCTACTAACGTAGCAGTTATGAAGGCAGCCCTTAAGGGTCGTGGCTACAACTCATCAATTATTGAGTCATCTACAGCATTCCTCACAAAGTTGGTCAATGACCTAGATGGTGACGTAGATAACGCTGTTGAGATTTACCTTAACAACAAAGAGTACACGCTCAAGGATGGAACAAAGGTAACTTCCCCATTCTATGATGCATATGGCTACCTCAATGAGTCTGCTACATCTCCTAAGTCAGCCACAGAACTCTACAACTTCGTAGAAGGCGCTAAGAGCGTTGTAACTAAGTACAACCTTAATGCATTGTACATGAGCAAGGAATCACTGCAGGAATACACCAAGAACAACGTAACAGTTGATGACCTAGATGCACGTGCAAACCTTGCTCGTCTTCGTTCAATTGAGGCAGACCCAGCATACATTGAGGCTGCTAAGAAGGCAGGGTACATCACAGATGCTACTCAACTTACAGATTTCTTCCTCAATCCTAAGATTGGCAAGGAAGCACTCACACAGAATGCCGCAGTTGTTGGCATTGCTGCAGAAGCAGTTCGCCGTGCAGGTTCTGGTATTACCTTCAACAAGGCTAATACAGAGAAACTCGCTGCAGGACTTATTGCACAGGGTTACGGCCCAGAAGGTGCTCAGCAACTAGCAGCAACTGCCTATCAGACAGTCAGTGAAACTCTGAACCCAACAGTCAAACTTGCTGGTATCTATGACAAGTCTGCTGAGACAAGTGCTAACAAAGCAACTATCCAGTCAGAACTTGAACAAGAATCCTTCATGAAGATGGAATCAGAGCGTCGCAAGCGACTTAAGGCGCAAGAAGAAGCAGCGTTCCAAGGACAGTCAGGAGTAAGTCAATATGGACTTAACTCTGGCGGTGGATTGGGACAGTCCTTCTAATTAGAATCCTGGTGGACCTGTCGGCCCCATCCAGCGTATAAGACCGATAGTACGAGCCAGTAACACACCCCGATGTTACTGAGGCGTATGAAACCAACTAACAAGAAAAGGGAGATAAGTGCATGAGCACTAACCGAGATAACTTCTGGACAGATGAAGATGAAGACGACGATGTACAGGTCGACTATTCACAGATGAACGATTCAGAACTGATTAAGCAATTCCGAAAGCAACTAAAGGCTGAGAAGAAGGCTCGATTGGAAGCAGAATCAAAACTTACTGAACTAAGTAAGAGCCAGAAGGAACGGGCAATTAAGGATGTTTTGACATCCAAGGGTGTACGCCAGAGTATCGCTAAGTATATTCCAGCAGACATTGAGCCAACAGAAGAAGCAATCGAAGGATGGCTTTCTAACAATGCAGAAGACTTTGGTCTTCAGTTAGAACAAAAGCAACAGATTGATGCTTCAGATGTAAATGCTCTTCGTCAGATGGATAGAACATTAGAAGGTGCTGGTTCACCCGCTTCGGCAGATGACTTGATGGCGCGTATGGCGCAACATGATGGTTCTGTCGAAGATTTCTTATCCATGATTCGCGGTGAGTAATCCGCATTTAACTTCTAACGAAAGGATATCAGCCTCATGGCAGATATTTTCACAGGCGCCGGTTTAGGCGTCGACGGTGCGCCAAATTATTTGGCAACCAACCTTGTTACAATGGCATACGACAAACTCGTCGAGAAGAATCTTCGTCTTCAGCCACAATTCCGTGCAATCGTTGACAAGAAGCCAGGAAGCCTTACACACAATGGCTCATCTGTTCGCTTCCAGTTCCACAACGATATTGCAGAAACTGACATCGCATCAGCACGTCTCTCAGAGGCTGTTGACCCAGATGCAGTTGCAATGCCAGCAACATCTTACGTCAACGTTGAGGAAGATGAGTTTGGTCGCGTTGTAATCCCTACACGTAAGTTGGGACTTATGTCTCTTGCTGATGTTGACCCATGGATTGCTAACGCAGTCGCATTCAACATGGCAAAGACACTCGACAACGGTGTTCGCGCTGTTCTCGATACAACTGCCAACCTCCTTGCTAACACAGTTACATCTGGTGTTAAGGCTGTTCAGGGACGCTACGATGGCGTAAACATCAACGGTGGAACAGGCTCAACTGCTGCTAACTCAGGCATGTCAGGTGAGGCAATCCGCGAAGCAACAACAAAGTTCCGCTCAAAGGGCGTAATGGAGCGTTTCGGCGCATTCTATGTTGCTTACATCCACCCAGAAGTTTCACACCAGTTGCGTACTGAGACAGGTGCAAACACATGGCGTACACCACATGACTACCAGGATGCATCAGCACTTCTTGCTGGCGAACTTGGTTCATGGGAAGGTGTTCGTTTCATTGAGACACCAAACGTTACAACTTCAACAACATCTGGCGTTACAACATATAACTCATATGTTCTTGGCGCTCAGGCACTTGCTGAGGCTGTCTGGAAGGAGCCAAAGATTGAATTTGGTAACATCTCAGACAAGTTGAACCGTTTCCGTCCAGTCGGCTGGCACGGTATCCTCAACTGGGGACTCTACCGTCCACAGTCACTTATTAAGATTACATCTACAAAGTAATTTGACGGGTGGGGCCAGGGGTAACTCTGGCCTCATCAGTAAGGTTACTTGAAAGGGCAACTATGACCTACCTATTTGAAACTCCAACAGTGAGTGAAGGACCCCTCGCAGAAGGGCGTCTATTCAGCCGCTACAGGCTCGTTAAGGGCGTTTCAGTGCTAAAGATGGACGGAGAGTACTTCGAGGTCCGATATGCCTCAGAAGACGAGGTAAAGGCATCTGACAAGTTCTACCTTGGTGGCATCACCTATGAGGTGGATGCTGCGGAAAAGGCTGACCTAGAGGCAGCAGGGTACACAGTAAGGACGGTGGAATGAAGCATAGGGAGACACATCCAGAGGATGTAGATGGTTGCTTTGGATGCAAGATTATGGGGCTACAACTTAGCCCAGGAGATGCCAAGTCAACTAAGAACGTTAGCAATAAGGCTTGGGACAATGAACTAAAAGCCTATGAACATGCCAGAGCACAGGGCATACAGCCTGCTGGAACTTCAATGAAGGCAATCAGAGAAGCAACTGCTGCAAGCGAAGCAATGGGAACTCCATACAGCGCAGATACTGCAGGTGTTAGCGCAAAGAAGATAACTAAGCAAACAGCAAGCAAACTAAAAGAAGTGGGGTTGGTCTAATGTCAGTTAAGAGTGAGAAGTATAAGTCTCCAGCAGCAAAGCGTAAGCATGAGAAGTCTGAGGGACGCGCAGAGCGCATGATGGAGTACGGCAAGATTAAGACAAAGCCTATGAAGAAGGGTGGAGCAAAGAAGATTGCTCGTAAAATGGTGAAGATGTAATGGCCACAAATATGCCAAAGCCAAAGTCAACAAAGAAGCCAAATGTAAAGGTTCTTCCAAAGAAGAATAGCGGCTCTATTGGTAAGTTGACAAACATGGGTACAAAGCCAACACCAAAGCCTGGTCTTAAGTTTATGGACCCAGATGTTGCATTGCGCAGAAAGAAGCAGCGCGAGATTGAAAATGCCAACAAGGGTGGCACTGGTGCTATGAACAGCAAGCAGTATGACGCATACCTCAAGAAGGTACTCGCAGAGATGAACAAGAAGAAGTAAATGGCTTACACCAAATCAGCGCTTAGGGAGCGCCTAAAGAATCAGATTATGTCTGGTTCTAAAGGTGGCAACCCAGGTCAGTGGTCTGCGCGTAAGGCGCAGTTGCTGGCACAAGCCTATAAGAAGGCTGGTGGTGGTTACTCAGGTAGCAAGACAAAGGCTCAGTCGTCACTTTCTAAGTGGACTAAGGAATACTGGGGAACTAAGTCAGGAAAGCCTAGTACACAGGGTCCAAAGGCTACTGGTGAGCGTTACCTACCTAAGAAGGCTAGAGCGGCTCTATCGGCCTCTGAGTACGCTAAAACCACCGCTGCAAAGCGGGCTGGTGCAGCCAAGGGTAAGCAATTTGTAAAGCAACCAAAATCTATTGCAAAGAAGACGGCAAAGTTCAGATGAAACAAACAGATTCACGTCTCAAGCGCGCTGGTGTATCTGGCTATAACAAGCCTAAGCGTACACCAAGCCATCCAACCAAATCACACGTAGTTGTAGCAAAGGTTGGAACCCAAGTAAAAACTATTCGCTTTGGTCAACAGGGCGTATCAGGCTCACCTAAAAAAGCGGGAGAGTCTGCATCATATGCAGCACGTCGTAAGTCATTTAAGGCGCGTCATGCAAGCAACATCTCAAAGGGAAAAATGAGTGCCGCATATTGGGCGGACAAAGTTAAATGGTAGTGGTTGCTCAACCATAAATCATTGCTTATAAATTAAACTACGAAAAGGAACATAAAATGCGTCAACCAGTAACAGGCGGAAAAGTTACCGCTAAGAAGGCAGTGCCATCAGCACGTCGCACAGGCGATGTAGCAACAAAGAAGACAGTAGTATCACAGGCTGTCATCAACCAGATTAAGAAGGACGGCATGACTGCTGCTCTCAAGAAGTCTGCAGGCGGAGCATCTGCTGCATACAAGACAGGCGTTGCCCGTATGTACGGTACAAAGCGCGCTGCTGCTGCAGTTACATCCTCAGTCAAGGCTCAGGAAGCGGCTAAGAAGAAGGTCTATGGCCCAGAGGGTGCTCGTAACAAGGCTACTGCTACACCAAAGAAGAAGGCGCCTAACTACAAGATTTCTGGTGCAGACAAGGCACGTCGCGGTTACTAATCATGGCAATCAAAGTATCGCAAGCAACCATCGATAAAATCAAGAAGATGGGCATGACTAAGGCTCTTGCTGGAGCCAAGAACGCTAACCCTGAAATGCGTGAAGCACTTACACGTATGTATGGCGCAAAGCGCGTTGGAGCAGCAAATCCTGCAAAGTATTCATCTGCAGATTCAGCACGTAGTGCAAATGCACCTGCTCGCTACAAGACAGCAGATGCTGCTCGCGCAGGTTCAGTCGTTAAGATTCCAACACCAAAGAAGCCAACTGGTACTTCGACCTCAACTCAGTATGCTACTGGCCGTGCTCGCGGTGGAGTAATGACATACTCAAGCCCAACTTCTACTACAAGAACTTCTAATCGTAAGAGCAGCAATGCTATTCAGGGAAGTTACTTGAAGCAGCAGAACGCAGCAATCAAGCGCGTTCAGGCTGCAGAAAAGGCATACAACGCTGCTAAGAAGTCTGGAGCATCAAACCAGGCTGCCCTCCTCCAAAAGGTGAAGACAACAAGAGCAGCAGTAAAAGCAATTAAGCCAACAGTAGTAAAGTAACTAATTAAAGGAAATCATGACAACAACCTATGCTAACTTGGTAGATGAGGTTCTCTTCAATCTGTCTGGCTACACACTCCGTCAGGACCGTACCACACACATTATAGAAGATATCACCAATTCTGCCCTATCAATCAAGTTTGATAATGCTGCACAGATTAGCAAGGGAACAGTTGAGATTGATGATGAACTTATCTGGCTTGATTCCTATGACCGTATTGGAAGCACGGCTGTCGTGCCTCCATACGGTCGTGGGTATCAGGGTACTGTAAAGGCTCCTCATGCTGCTGGCTCACGTGCCGTTATCTCACCCACATTCCCACGCACATCTGTCAAGCGTGCCATCAATGACACCATTGACGCAGTATTCCCAAATCTTTTTGGTGTGGGAGTCCACACATTCTCATTCAGCCCAGTCAAGACCGCATACGAACTACCTGCAGAAGCCCAGACGGTTCTCTTTGTTTCTTATGAGCGTACTGGTCCAACAAAGGAATGGAGCCCTGTAAAGGGGTGGAGACAAGACCCAGTTGCTAACGTTGGTGCGTTTAATTCTGGAAACACTATCTCTATCTATGAGCCTCTTCCAGCAGGACGCACAGTACAAATCTTCTACTCAAAGAAGCCAACAACCCTTTCAAATCCTGCCGATGTGTTTGAGTCAGTAACTGGCCTTCCATCATCATGCAAGGATGTAATCGTGTATGGCGCAGCATCACGACTTATCTCATTCATTGACCCAGGTCGCCTTAACTATTCATCTGCAGAAGCAGACCAGGCAGATACAAAACTTCAATATGGTTCTGGAGCATCTACTGCTCGCTTTATTCAGAATCTATATGCAACACGCCTCACCGAAGAATCTAAGAAACTTCGTGATTTATATCCTATCCGAGTCCACTATACGAGGTACTAACAGATGCCAACAGTACGTAAATATTCCTCCATCTCGCAAGAGACCTACCTCACAGCAGCGCTTACGTCAAGTGCTACAACTATGTCTGTGGCAAATGCTAGCATCCTTCTTGCTGGTATTACGCCAGCAGCAGGAGAGCGCTTCACCGTTGTCATCGACCCTGAGACAGCACTTGAAGAAATTGTAGATGTTATTGCCCCTTCTGCGCCTTCAAGCAACACTCTTACAATTGCTCGCCAGCAAGATGGCTCACAGGCTATTGCTCACACAGCATCTGCAAAGGTGCGTCACATGGGTATTGGTCGTGACTTCCGTGAGGCTAACGAGCACATCAACCAGACAACTGGCACAGCACATGGACTTGTTCTTACTGACGTAGTTGAAGTGACCGACACTGGCACAGTATCTACTCAGATGCTTGCAGCAAATGCAGTCACAACAGCCAAGATTACAGATGCAAATGTTACCACTGCTAAGATAGCAGACGCTAACATCACTACTGCTAAGGTAGCAGATGGAGCAATCACATCAGCCAAGATTGCCGATGGTACAATCGCTGCAGGCGACATCGCTGATGGCGCTATTACCTCTGCTAAGATTCTTGACGGAACCATTGCAACAGCAGACATTGCAGACGGCGCTATTACTAGCGCTAAGATTGCAGACGGAACTATTGCGACTGGCGATATTGCTAACTCAGCAGTAACAACAGATAAGGTTGCCGATAGTGCCATCACATCTGCAAAGATTGCCGATGGAACCATTGTTAATGGTGACATCTCAGCGAGCGCGGCTATTGCCTATAGCAAGTTGAATCTTGCTGGTAGCATTACATCTAACGATATCGCTGATGAAACTATTGCTAACGCTGATATCTCTGCAACTGCTGCTATCTCAAAGAGCAAGTTGAATCTCGGTGGAACAATTACATCTGCCGATTTAGTGGATGGAACTATTGTAGCATCTGATATTGCAGATGGAACAATTACACAGGCTAAGATGGCAGTGAACCCATATGCACGTGCTAATCACACAGGCACTCAGCCAGCATCTACTATTTCTGACTTTGACACACAGGTACGCACTAACCGTCTTGACCAGATGGCTGCGCCTACAGCGCCAGTATCTGCTAATGGACAGAAGGTAACTAACCTTGGCCTTGCTTCATCTAATGGAGATGCAGTAAGCGTTGCTTACCTTGAATCTCAAAAGGGTATTGCCAACGGCATTGCTCCTCTTGATACTAACGGCAAAGTTCCATTTGACCATATTCCATCAACCGCTGTTGCAGAAGTATTTGTAGTCTCATCTGAGGCACAGATGCTTGCAATTTCAGGTTCAGGCATTGGCGATATTGCAATCCGTTCAGACCTTAACAAGTCATTTATTCTTCGAGCAACTCCAGGAACATTACTTAGCAACTGGAACGAACTCCTTACTCCAACAGACTCAGTTCTATCTGTTGATGGAGCAACTGGTGCAGTTGACCTAACTGGTGTATACCTTAACAAGACTACTGGCGTACTTGCTGGTAACTTGAATGCTAACACACACAAGGTTACAAACCTTGGTACTCCTACCAATAGCGCTGATGCTGCAACTAAGGCATATGTAGATACAGTTGCTGGTTCAACTGCAGCAGCGCAGGCAGCACAGGCTGCAGCAGAGGCAGCATATGACTCATTTGATGACCGCTACCTTGGAGCCAAGAGCACCCCTCCAGCCCTAGATAACGATGGCAATGCCCTTATTACAGGCGCTATCTACTGGAACACAGTATCCAATGCAATGCTTGCTTGGGATGGTTCTGGATGGGCGTCTATCTCATCTACATCAGACATCTATCGCTATCGTTACACAGCATCTGGCGGAGAAATATCTAAGTCAGGTCTTGACGACAATGGTCTAACCCTTACATACATGCCAGGTAAGGAGCAGGTCTATCTTAACGGCGTACTTCTTGTGCGCACAACAGATTACACAGCAACAGATGGTGTAACAATCTCCAGCCTTGCAGCACTTGCTGCTGGTGACATTCTTGAGATTATTACCTACACACCATTTGAATTAGCAAATGTATTGTCTCCAACTTTGTTTGATGCAAAGGGAGATTTACTTGCTGGTACAGGTGCAGACACTGTTGGCAAGTTGCCAGTTGGTACTAATGGAAAGTTCCTTAAGGCTAACTCATCTACAACAACTGGTCTTGAGTGGGCAGATGTTCCTAACCCAGACTTAACTCCTTACGCAACTATTACAAGCGTTCAAACAGCAAATCAAGAACAAGATATTATGACAATTATGGGAGCATACTAATGAGTAAAGCCCGCGATTTAGCAAACCTTGCGTCTACTGCAACAGTGCAGGCTACTGATGCAGAAGTGGCAGCAGCGATTGCTGCTATCCCACTACCAGATTCAACACCAACAGCACTAATGACTATGGGAGCATAACCAATGGCAACAACATATAAAGTACTAGGACAAGTTGCTCCTAGCGCAACAACAAACACCGACCTATATACGGTTGGTGCTGGTAAATCAGCAGTAGTATCAACTATTGCTGTAACTAATCGCGCAGCAACTTCTTCTACTTATAGAATTGCAATCCGCATTGCTGGAGCAGCAATTTCAAACGAAGATTATATTGCCTATGATTCCACAGTTGCAGCAAATGACTCAACCATGCTTACTATTGGAATTACTTTGGGAGCAGCAGATATTATCACAGTTTATGCTTCTTCTGCCAATCTTTCATTCAATGCTTTCGGAAGCGAGATTTCATAATGGCCGTAACTAAACTTAACCCTTCTACTGCTGGAGCAGCACCACTTCTTCGAGGTGGCGGACAACTTACAACTACTACTGTCATTAACTCTGGTTTTGGCGCAGGCTTTATTGGCTACGCACTTCTTGTAGGTGCAGGTGGAGGCGGAGCAGGCGGAGCGCAGTACACTGGTGGTGGGGGAGGCGGCGGAGGCGCTGCCGTATTTGGTCAGTTTGCTTGTGGTAACGGAACTATTACTGTTAACGTAGGTACTGGCGGAACTGCTGGACCAGCAGGCGGTGCAGGCGGAGACGGTGGAAATACTTATATTTCTGATGCTACATTTGGAACCATCATTACAGCCCTTGGCGGCAAGGGTGGAGTAGTTGGTGGTGCTGGTGTAGGTGGAAGTTGTGGTGGCTCTGCTGGTGGCGGAGGATTCGGTGGTTCATCTCCTGGAGGCAACGGTGGTTTTCAAGGAGTTGGCGGTAGCGGAACTCCTCTTTTCTCAACACCAGGATACTTATCATTTACTGGCTCTGGCGGAGGAGGCGGTGGCGGTTCATCCGTTAACGCTAACGGTGCTCGCAATGGCGGTACTGGCGGTACTGGTGCTGGCGACGGTGGTCAAGGTCAGCGGTGGGATGGTGGTGCGCAAGGCGCAACTCCAGGAACAAATGCAACTGCACTAGCCTGCGGAGGCGGAGGAGGCGGTGCTTACAACCCTAATCCTTATAACCCAAATGGTACAAACTTCCCAGGTGGTGCTGGTCGTGAAGGATATGCAAGAGTATGGTTCTAATTGATTCTTTGCACAAACCAGATGTAAAAATGTTTGCAATTATAAATAAAGAGTCTAAAATAGTAGAAGACGCATGCTTTGCAGATAGCATTGAAGAAGCACAGTCTGAATTTTTAGACAAAATTATCATAGAAGTAACACTTGAAAACTCTCCATTTCAGTATGGAGAAATCAGAAACGATATTGAAGGGTAGTAACTAATGGCTACAACATCTAAAGCGCTGGCTAGAACAGCAGCAGCAACAACAAGCACGACACTTTACACAGTGCCTGCTTCAACTACGGCAATTATAACAAATATCTTGGTTGCAAATACTGCAGCAACTGCTGCTACATTCACAATAACTCTTGATGGAGTTGAAATTTTTAAGGATGTGGCACTTGCTGCTAATTCAACAGCAATGTTT